ATGAAATGTTTTCAAATATTGAACAGTGAGGTTTTAATAATTAACGAGGAAAAGATGTATAAGGATAGCCCTGATAACTTCATTATTGACGGCGGTAGCTTACAGGCTGGCGAGGTAACATTAAGCGAGGTAATCTATGACGACCAGCAGAGCCATGCTGTCGTAAATGGTGATTTTTGCGATAAACCGATTAAAGCCATCGAGGATAAAATCGCTGCTATTGATGCCTATATAGCCGCTAAAGCTGCCAGGGAATATGTGCCACCGACACTCGAAGAACTTCGTGAACAGGCATTAAACTACCAATATCAAAAATATGATGCTCAAAAGCATGCTGTCGTATGGCTACAAGACGGCAGCGGCTACGGCTTCGATTGTAATGACGATGATCAGAACAACTGGCAGGTTGCTTTGACACTTATGGAAAACGATATCACGATGTACAGGGTTTATACAGATAAAAATAATCTGTTTAAAAAGTCATTTTTAGAGGTAACGCGTGATCAGATGATGGAAGCAGGAAATCTTGTAAAAGCGCAGCAATATGCGGCTTACAGCGGATTTGAAAAAGTGAGTGCCGAAATTGCTAATTGCACAACAGCAGAACAGTTAAAACCATATTTGCCAACAGAAAGCGCATAAATACTGCTTTTATAACGATTGTGTGTGATGAAAATCATCACACACAAATTACTTACGTTTTAACGGCTTTATTAATGGATTTTCAAGGTATTGCTGTAAAAAAATACTTGCAAATTACTTACAAAAGGTCAATAGCCTTTTTTAGCTGGCGTAGATTTTTATGGGTATATGTGCCGTCAGTAATATCCTGTGTAGCATGGCCTAATATTTTTTTGATAGATAACTTATTAGCGCCTTTATCATCTAACCATGTAGCGCAAGTATGGCGGCACTCATGTGGTTTATGTTTGCAGCGAGTAACTTTCATAACCTTGTCAAAGATGCGTAGAAAGCGGTGGTATGTCAGTTGCTTTCCGTCCGGGTCTGTAATAAGAGTTTTCCCTGGACGCTGCAGCCAATAGTCATAATATTGCACGATCTTTTTGCTTATAGGTACTAGCCTGTTTCTACCAGCCTCGGTTTTACTTTCTCGTATCCGGTAAAATCGGGAATGCAATTTTACATCGTTTTTTTCAAGTGCTAAAAATTCGCTTGGCCTTGGTCCGCTATAACACATCATTATTACGATCATTGCATAAGGAGCTAGAGGATCATTACTGTCAGCAAGCGCTTTAACCCTATTAAGCTGGCGGGTATTAAAAGGTTGTTTCGTTTTGGTCCTTTTGGGCAGATCAATATCTACAAATCGTGATATGTCAGCAGTAGGCGGTATGATTTGATACTTAACGGCATAGTTATAAATATTATGATATAGTTGCCGTACTTTTTTCTGTGTAGCATGGCCAATACCTTTGTCTGACAGTTTTTTTATTACGGCCTGTAAATCGGCAACTTTAAGGCTGGTAAGAGGCTTATTGTGCAAAGGCTTGCAATATCCAAAAATTACTTCATAATTTTGGGCCGTGACGCTGGCGATCTTAGCTTTACGCTCGGCCATTTCCAGCTGATAGGCTTCACCGAAAGTAATCAAAGACGGGAGATAAATAGACGGGTCTTTATTGCAATCAGCCAAAAAGATTAAGGCTTCTGCATGTGTTGGAAAATAACCGATGTACTTGGATCTACCGTTAATTGTTTTAAGTACGGCCCAAGGCCTACGACGGCTACCGTGCAAAAAAATAATACTACCAAAGCCATTTGGTAGCTTCATACGTTTTCTTTTTTTAGTATTCAAAATATCACTCTCCTTTAAGGAGCATTATACAGGAGGCAAAAATGAACTGGGAATCTTTTAAATTTGCGGCTATTGGAGCTGCTCAAACTTTAGCACAAGGCTGGTCGTATAAAGCCGTAATAGCGGCAATGTTGGCTATGATTTTGCATAAGCACGCTATATTGTTTTATAGCTTTGCTTTTTTAGTATTTATTGATTGTTTTACCAAATGGGTATCGATATCCTATCTGCATCTAAAAGATAGTGGTATTGAAAATCCGACTATTCTAGAATCTATTAGAGGAATAAAAAAAGCCAGAGCTGCCAAAAAGATAAAAAGTGAAGTTATGAAACACCGTTTCCTTGGGAAAATCGGTGTTTATTTAATTTGTGCGTTGTCTGCAGCTGTCGTTGATGTAGTTATGAGAGTTTTAGATAAACCTACTTGGGCAGTTATGACGGTTATTGGATATCTTGTTGTAACTGAGCTGCTTAGTATTATTGAAAACTTAAATGATGCTGGCGTGGAAGCTATGAGTGGATTGATTGTTTTTGTTAAAAAGAAATTGTAAGAATTGAGGTTGAAATCTTAAAGGAGCGGAGAATAATGAAAGTCTTTATTAATCCAGGGCATATGCCAGGTGTTGATCCTGGCGCCGTGAATCCTAACAGTGGTTTAAAAGAATGTGACGTAGCATTGGCGGTAGGAAAACTTGTTGAGTATTATCTGAAAAATGCCGGATGCGAGGTAATGCGTCTGCAGAGCGACAACCTAAACGGCGAATCTCCGGCATATCCGAATGTTTGTAAAAATGCTAACGACTGGGGGGCAGATGTATTTGTCAGTTTGCACTGCAATGCGTTTGATGGTTATGCGAGGGGCATTGAAACATTGATGTTTAACTTTGGCAGCGAAGCTGAACGCCTGGCTGCCTGTATACATAAGCAGTTGGTCGATACGGAGCAGAGCATTGATCCATATATTCCTGATCGTGGGCTGAAGGAACGTCAGAATTTGTCTGTACTACGCAACACTGAGATGCCGGCTATTCTCATCGAAATGGGGTTTATTGATAACGATCACGATGTTATTTTGCTGGAACATAAACAAGATGCGATTGCAAAGGCTATTGCACGTGGAGTAACAGATTACGCAAATTTATAAAAGCAACTATTTCAAAATAAGGTAATAATGGCAGGGTTATCATATATACCAATTAGCTATTATATTGATATTGGTTATATGCTAGATTATGCTGGAATTATTGCAGAAAAAAATAGCTCCCGATAATGGGAGCTATTTCAATATAATTTTTTGTTTTGCCGAAAGCTTTTGTAGGATTGATAGAAACAGTAACAAGATAAAGCTAACAAACCTACTATAGAGCCTACTATAACAGAAGCGTCTGTAGTATTTTCACTGATATAAAAAAGCAAAAACGAAACGATAATTACGGATAAAATTTTGAAAAATGTTTTTTTGTTAATTGTTAGTGGTTTAATATTAGATCTTGCTTTAGCAATGGTCATTTCTTTAGATATGGTCTTAAATATATATTTGAAAAAATAATATGCGAACCCACCGATGAAAACTACAACGGATGTTATTAACCACAGTAACATGCCGAAAGCTATCATTAGAGCTAAGAAATTTAGCATAAAATCACGCCCTTTGCATAATTATTATAACATTTTTGCAGGAAGGAGGACAATAATGGCAGGAAAATTATCTGGGGAAAATAGGTTTTGAGATGATTGGATACATATTGATATTATGGAATATAGTAACAAGTCGGAAAATAATATTTTATAATATTAATCATATAAATAGAGAAAGTGTGTCTTGATTTGACAAAAACGAGTAAAAGTGTTATTATCTTTTCAAAACAACATATTGAAAAGAGGGGACACTGTGGAAAAACATTACAAAGAAATGATAAAGGAAATAATTCCGGAAGAAGAACGGTTGCGAATACGACAGATAATTGACCATGGATTTGAATTAGTGAACCAATTTTATGTTCGTAAAGAAAATCGGTTTTTGTGTAATCCGGTAGGAAATGATTTAAGAGCGCATTTGATACGTTCCGCAATTGCTTTTTGTGCGGAGCGAGAGTATCCTGTTGAAGGTAATCGTTTTTTTTCATATATATATAAAGGTAATGCAATATGTAACTGCCACCACATTGAATTGAAAAGTGCAACGGTAACAGTCTTATTCGCTTTGGCCAATTCTCCTAATGATACAGGAAATGATTCTATTTATCGGCATAATGTCATGGAAAATCTCCAGCAAAATCTTTTTGAAGAAGAGGAAAGAGAAGAAAATATTAATGCGTTAGTTGTGACTTATGGTATAGCATCCTCTGATGAACCCAATTTTGTTGTTCTGGGGATACCAGAAAAGAAAGGCTGGCGCGGCAGTATTCCTTTAGTTAAACCTGATTCTAAAAATAAAAATCAAGTTATTACTACAGAAGAAACAGAAGAATTCCTTGCTAAGCTGGCTGACAATGTACTGGAAGAAGGGGGTTTAGTAAATGGAGGAAAAGAGAGCTAAAAAAATAATCGTACCTCAAAGGTTGCGTCAGGCAAGACAAGCTAGAGGGTTAAGCATTAAAGATGTTGCCGATAAATTAGGTATAAGTCGACAACTGCTTTCTTTATATGAATTGGGCACGACAGCCATTAAACTTGATACTGTCTTAAAATTACAATCTATATATAATATGCCTGTGAGTTTTTATTACAAAAACTATCAACCAGAGAGCAGAAATAGAAGTCAAATATATTTTAGAAGTTTTTATTCTGCCACTAAAATTAAAAGAGAACAAGCAAAAATTTTAGCAGACTGGGTAATTAGTGAAATTAATGATTATATAAAGGATAAGATTGTTATTCCACCGGTCGACCCTCTTTGTGAACGTATTAGAGAATCTAAAACTATCGAAATTCGTGAAGAACGAAATATGGAAAGTTTATCCAAATTAATTAGAAGAGAATGGGAATTAGGATTACAGCCTATAACAAACCTTACGCGACTTCTTGAAAAAAAGGGGTTTATTATTGTAGAAATAGATATTGATGAATCTTTGGATGCATTTTCTTTTTGGGATAATGGGCGACCATATATTTTTATTAGTAAATACAACAATGCTTTTCGTCGCCGTATGAGTATAGCTCATGAATTATGTCATTTATTATTTCATGATGCAGAGGATATAGCGAAAAACCTTAAAAGTTTAGAAGATGAGGCAAAAAAATTTGCTTCTTGTTTTTTGTTGCCTAAAGGTGGGTTTGATAATGATGTTATATCAACGGCTTTAAATCAATTATTATTACTAAAGCCGATATGGAAAGTATCGGTAGCTGCAATGGTTATGCGTTGTGAACAATTAGGCATTATATCTGAGGAAAGATCGACCTATTTGTGGAAGCAGATAACTAGAAATAAGTGGCGTAAGATTGAGCCATATGACGCTGAAATGAAACCAGAACAGCCTGTTTTATTGAGGCAATCAATTAAATTGTTAGTAGATAATAATTTGATTAGCCGTGAGAAGTTGAAAGAGGCTTTTTCATTAAACGAAAATTTTGTTGAAGAAGTTTGTAATTTAGAAAAAGGATATTTTGATCAAATAGGGGAAACTGTTGCTTTACGTGGAAATGATGATCCACAAATTTGTTCTAATTAATTTTGGGAATATCCTAAAAAGCACTTTGCGAAAGCAGAGTGCTTTTTTCTATGGAGGAATAACATGTATGAAAAAATCAAAAGTTGGATATCTAATAATCGTTTTCTTGTTGGTCTGGGTGTTGGCGCAGTTCTTTTTCTTGCCTGCTACCTGTTCAGCCGAGCCGGCATACATGATAACGGAAAGCGAGCTGGTGACACTGGAACAAAACTCAACCAGGCAATTAGAAATCAGCAGGAAATTAGCGCTGGAATTACAGATAGCAAGGGAACAGCAGACGCTATCGGATCAAGCATCGAGCGAAGCCAAACTGCAAATAGATCAGCTGCAGAAGCAGTTGACAGATGTACTGAACTCGTCGAAGAAGCAGGAAGAATTGCAGCAGACAATCTTGAAATCCTTGCCACCATCCGCACCAGGGGTACTGCGGGAGATAGGAGCCAAGATTAATATTGATCACTATGTTACAGGTATCAGCTATGGAGTGAGCCGCCGGATAGGTAGCAAATATATAGGATTTCGAGGAGAATATGATTGGGAAGATAAAAAAGCCGGCGTTTGGGTTATATATGCGTACTGAATGTTATGCCTTGACATTATAAATTATGAAGTATATAATAAATTTATAATGTAATTCAATTCCTCTCTATGAGGACCGATTAGGGTTGAGACTCCTAATTACAAGCGTTTTTCGCTGTGTAGGAGTCTGCGTTTAAGAAGCTCCACAGTGAAAAACTGTGGAGCTTCTTTTAATTTATATGGAGGTGAATATATGAATAGCAGTACATGGTAAGAAAGTATTTGTGAATTTCGGAAATATGGTTTATAAATAGTTAATGTTAGGAGAAATTAAAATGGATTTTATAAAGAGATATGTTAGAAAGTTTATTACTATGTTAATTAAAATCAATGATATGGGTTGTTTTATAGATAATATAATATTTGATGAAATTAGTGCTAAATATAAAAATTGCAATAGTGAAGAACTAAAGAAAATTATAATTATAAGTGAAGCTGACAAAAGTAATTATTCTATAAGAGCTACATTTTTTGATAAAATTATTACGTGGACTCTTCCAATTTTATTAGCAATTGGGATTTTAATGAAAGACTTACTTCCTAAAGAAATAGAGGTTGGAAATAGTTTCAAATATTTTCAAATGGAAGATGAAGTATATTTTTTTTATGTAGGAATTATACTTATTATAGCAATGTCTACTTTAGTTATAGTTGCATGTTACTCTTTTTTGATAAAATTAAATCAAATAAAATTAGGAGTGGCTAAATATTATTTAAAGAAATTTGAAAGTTATAAGTAAATAAAAATACTAAGTTGAAGTTTCTTAAATTAATAGTGTTTTTGTATAATATTTCATCGTTAATTTTGTGATTTCTGTCAACAATCTGTCAACAATAGGACGTATTTTTGACAGATTGAGTTAGCTTTACTTAAAATACAATCTCTTTTGAAACGTAGTTGTGGCAAGGGTTTAGAGCATTTTTAAAAGCGTAGTTAGTAGTGTTAAAAAGTGCCTAAAGGGATTTCGGGTACAAGAGGCCGTGAGTTCGAATCTCGCCGCCCCGACCACTTAAAAAGTTAGCCGCAGAGCGTATCTGCGGCTTTTTTATTTTGTTTTAAAGGAAGTATTTAAAGTGATTTTTGCTGGAGCAGTGAAAAAATTTCCCATAGTGTTTCTTTTCAAATAGCTATCTGAATTTTACCAGATACGCCATATAGCAAAACCATAATATAAAAACATAAATGATCAGTCTTGAAAGAGAAATCATAAAATAAACCCTTCTTTATTTCAAAAGTTAAGCTATATTGTTGTAGCTATTAATGGTGACTTCTTGTTTATCAATTATGATATCATGCTCTTGTCAAAGAAAAAAGCCGACATTCTGCTTTTATTTATTTACTAAATGTTGGCAAAGCTGTTTCACTGTCTGTGGTTTTCCCCAAAACTGCAGTTTGTATCAAGATTGATTTCGAAAATACGTGCCCAGGGCAGGTTTACATTGATGTCGATACCTGTTAAATAATAATTGCTGTCGTTATTGCGATAAAAAGGTGTACGGCCAAGGTCTCCATATAGAAGCTGAATCTTTTGACGCTGTAAAAAGCCACGAATAAGCGTTTCTGCAAAAAACTTGTTGTCTCCCAAATCAGTTGGCTTATAGCCTTTCAGTTTCAGTAATGTAGTTAACTGTGCATGCATTAATTTCTGATAGGCATAATCATCAAGTAAACGTTCAACTGTGAAGTTCAGATTTTGGGCATACAGTGACGGATGTTCTGATTGCGGTAATCGGTGCAGCTGGCCGGTAAATAATGTTGCTTGACTAAGCGCGGTTCCCAGTGAATTACTTAAAGTATTCCAGCCTGAAAAAGCTGCCAGCCTGCTGAGCGGTACTTTAGCCTCCAAAAGCTTAGGTATTAAAAGTTCGTTTTCAGTATAGTTGGCCGTAAGATCAACCAGCGCAATGTGGCGGTCTGATATAAGCAGGGGTTTAAGTTTTTGCAGCATAGCTTTATTAGGCTGATTGTCGGCGTCGCCGCAGTGTACGAATAAAATAAAGTCGGCGACAGCAGCATCATCTGTAAGCTGACCGCCGATAAAATTTATTTTGTCCCGGATGTTTGCGTCAACAGAACAGGGCATATAGGGCATGATTTTAGCTGCGACTTTAGGCGAGGAATACTCTACAAAAATGCGTGGCTTGTAATTATACAGTTTATTATAATATCTGGTCAGCAGTAAAACTGATATTTCATCAGCTCCACTTGTAATAAGCCCGCTGGAACCTAAATCTGCATGTTTCATATATGCCAGCGCATGATTAGCATTACGATTAGGAAGCCCGAATGGCTGGGCGTCGTCCTGCCCTATAGCCAAAGTCAGACCGTCTGCGCGTGCCAGCTGGACCAGTTTTTTGTTAAAACTGTCGTTATCGGCATACAGACTGCTGTACTTCGTTTTAATATCATCCGGTATGCGTGCATCGATCGCCAGCAGCTGCCTGGTAAAGTAAGGATCGCCGAATGTTTCTGCCATATCCTTTAATGTTGCATAACGCATCAGATGCCATTGATACCAGCTGTCCGGTATAAGCTGATCGCTGACCAGCAATCTTGGAATGACGGAAAAAAACGCCATATCGATTTGTGGGTTGAGAGCATGCTGTTTGTTTACGAAAGTCAAAAACTTTTCTTCATCGTTAATTGTTCCTAAAGGTACGCGTGAGCCCAGCAGACTGCCGTGTACTAAAAGATCAGCTGATAAAATTGCGGCTGGATGCTGCGGCATTTCATTTTTCAGCCAGGCAAACAGTTTTTCTTTATCAGCAGGTGTGTTATAATTGTCAAGAAGTTCTTGCGGCGGTGTAATTACGTTGATAGAAGCCAGTGCTCCCAGTTTTCTGACCATAGCGCTGCAGGGAGGGCGGCTGTCTAACGGAGCCAGCAGCAGCGAAGTATCGGCTTTTACAGGCTGAGGCGCAAATGGGACAGTTGCAGGCATACCGCCGAATAATTCATAAAAATAGGCGCAGAGCAGCAGTAATGCGAGCAGAATAAATTTTTTCTTGTTCAT